GAGGACATGAAGGCGGTCCATCGGCGGGTCGATGAGATTTTAGCAAATAGCAAAAATATGGAGGGTCAGCTGATGATGCTGATTTCTAACGTGAAAGAAATTCACTCGATTATGCTGGCACGAGGCAATCATGAGAGATAACCGCGCGGATATCCGCTTGCACCTGCTGCTGATCCTCAAGGCCCAGCCGGGCTATGTGGCGAATCAGGAGGTGCTTTTAAAAAGCCTAAAAGACATCGGCCATCTGTTAAGCCGGGATCAATTACACATTGAGCTTGCCTGGCTGGACCGCTTTGCGGATGCTGTAGTCGATCAGGTGTCCGGCGGTGTGCATATTGTGACGCTGACCGGCGATGGGTTGGAAGTGGTTGAAGGATCGCGGGAGATTCCCGGTATCCGCAGGCCTCGCCCGGATGAGCTTAACTGATGGCCCGCCGATCTGCGGTTAAAACCAAAGTACCGGAGCCGATCCAGGCCGAGTTTAACGCGCGCCTGGTCGCGGGCGGTTTTGCGGATTATGACGGGCTGACCGACTGGCTGAATGAACGCCTGGCGGATGACGGCCTGTCGATCCGGATTAGCCGCTCGTCTGCCTTTCGCTATGGGGCGGAGTTTCAAGAGCAGTTTGAGCGCGACATGTCGGAACAACGGCAGATGTATCAGATTGCTAAAACCTCGCTGGCAGATAACCAGGACCCTGAAGGCGTGGTGCGTGAAGCAACGATTCGCACCATGCAAACCCGCTTGCTGCGCCTGTCCATAGCGCTGCGTGACGCTGAGGAGGCGGGCGATGATCCGCATTTGTTGGCCGAGACCAGCAGCAAGATTGCCAAAGCGATCGCCGATCTGGGCCGGGTAGATATTCAGTCGCAAAAGTATAAGCGGGAAGTGGAGGCGTTGATTCGTCAGCAAGCCCGCGCGGAAGCGGCGGAAGAGTTGACGCAGGAACTTAAAAACGATGGCATCAGCGCCGAGCTTGAAGCCTCCATAAAACGTATCTTGATTGGCAAATGACCACCCTCATCGAGCCCCTGCAAACAGCTGATTATTTCCCGGAAAATGAGCCGGTTTTGCTGGGCTATCAAGCGCGCTGGTTTGCAGACGAAAGCGAGGTAAAAATTGCTGAAAAATCACGGCGTACCGGGCTTACCTGGGCTGAGGCTGCTTGTAATGTGGTTACTGCTTCTAAGCCTAAGCGTCGCGGAGGCAGAAATGTTTATTACGTCGGATCTCGACAAGAAATGGCACTCGAGTACATTGCTGCCGCCGCCTTGTTTGCCAAAGCGTTTAATCAATTGGCCGGTAGTGTGTCCGAATCGATATTTAAAGACGACGACGGGGCTAAGGACATTCTCGCGTATACCATTCGCTTCCCTAATTCCGGCTTCAAGATTACGGCCCTATCTTCGCGGCCCTCCAACTTGCGCGGCATGCAGGGTGATGTGGTCATTGACGAGGCTGCGTTCCACGATTCGCTGCACGAGCTATTGAAGGCCGCGATGGCTTTGACGATGTGGGGCGCGCGGGTGCGGATTATCAGCACTCATAACGGTGTCGACAATGAGTATAACCAGTATGTCCAGGACGCACGCGCAGGCCGGAAACCTTACAGCGTCCACCGCATTACCCTGGATGACGCGTTAGCCGATGGCGTATTTAAACGCATTTGTTATGTGACTGGCCAAAAATGGAGCCCGGAGGCGGAAGCCGCCTGGAGGGCTAAGACGATTGCTAATGCACCCAGCCAGGCCGCTGCTGATGAGGAGTATTTTTGCATACCCAGTCAATCCGGTGGCGCGGCGTTAAGCCGGGTGTTGATCGAAGCGCGCATGGATACGCGTTACCCGGTTATCCGGTTGAGCAAGGACGCCAGCTTTAACGAGTGGCCGGAGCATTTGCGCTTTGCCGAGATAAACGATTGGTGCGATGAAAACTTGTTGCCGCATTTGAAAAAGCTTAGCCAGGCGAATCAACATGTATTTGGCGAGGATTTTGGGCGCTTGGGCGACTTGACCGTGATTGATCCCATGGCGATCGAGCCTAACTTGCAACGCACTGTGCCGTTTAGTGTGGAGTTGCGCAATATCCCGTTTAAACAGCAAGAGCAAGTGTTGTTTTATATCGTCGATCGCTTGCCGCGCATGATCGGCGGGGCATTGGATGCGGGCGGTAACGGGATGTATCTGGCGGAACAGGCCCGGCATCGGTACGGTTCCGGGCGGATACATGAAATCAAGCTGTCGGAAGCCTGGTATCTGGAAAACATGCCAAAGTTTAAAGCGGCGTTTGAAGACGGTACGCTGACTTTGCCCGCTGATAATGACCAGCTCAATGATTTGCGGGCGCTGCAGGTGATTAACGGCATTATCAAGCTGCCGAAAGCAAAGACCGAAACCGGCGCGGACCAGCGTCACGGCGATAGCGCAATCTCTAAGGCGCTGGCCTTGTTTGCCAGTTACAACGGGGGCGCTGAAATCGATTATGCGGCAACCGGCAAGCGCGTCGCTCACGACGATAAAAAACCCACTTATACCGATCGCGGCTTTGGCGCTGTGGCCGGTGGCAATGATTTTTCAGGATTTTAATATGGCCAACTACGTGCAAACCCACAGCGGCATCATTGTACCGGAGGCCCAATTTGCGGAAATGCTGAGTAAAAAACCCGTTACGCAAGAGATCGCCACAGCGGGCAATGGCCGCGATGTTACCAAAGGCTATCTGCCGGAAAATGTGTTGATGGCGGCAGGCGATACGGTACTGGCAAGCAAGGGCGGCGACTATTCGATCTATGACGACATCGCCCGCGATGAGCAAGTTAAAACCTGCCGCCAGCAACGTGAATTAGCCTTGGTTGCCAAGGAATGGGGCGTTGAACCAGGCGATAGCAGCCGCAAAGCCCAGAAGGCCGCCGATCGTCTGCAAGCCCTGTTGGATCGCCTGGCCTGGGACGACAAAACACAAAAGATGCTCTCAGCCGTGTTGTATGGCTACGCGGTGGGCGAGGTGATGTGGGCGACGGATGGCACGGAAATTACCTTGTCAGATATTAAAGTACGCAACCGTAGCCGCTTTGGCTTTTTGCCCTCCGGTGAGCTGAGAATGCGGACGCAGGAAGCGATGGCCGAAGGCGAGGCATTGCCCGCCGGTAAGTTTTGGGCGTTTAGCTGTGGCGCGGATCACGATGACGACCCTTACGGCCTGGGCCTGGGGCATTATCTATATTGGCCGGTTTTTTTCAAGAAAAACGGCGTCAAGTTTTGGTTGCAATTTTTAGAAAAGTTCGGCCAGCCGACGGCAGTGGGCAAGTACCCGGCCGGGTCTAGCGATCAGGAGAAAAACCGCTTGTTGCAAGCCCTGAGCGCGATCCAGAGCAGCACGGCTATAAGGATTCCTGAAGGCATGGTGGTTGAGTTGCTGGAGGCGACCCGGTCCGGCACGGCTGATTATACGGCGCTGTTTGATCGCATGAATGCGGCGATATCCAAGGTCTATTTAGGCCATACCGGCTCTACCGATTCAACCGCCGGCAAGCTGGGCGGCGAAGATAACGCCGGAGAAGTGCGAGACGATCTGATTAAAGCAGATGCTGATTTGGTGTGTGGATCGTTCAATCGCACGGTGGCAACGTGGTTGACCTGGTACAACGACGGCGAAGGCGTCAAACCTCCGAGAGTCTGGCGTAAGACGGAACCGCCGGAAGATTTAAAAGCCGCTGCTGAAACGGATAAGCTGATTTTTGATATGGGCTTTAGACCGACCCTAAAACACCTTACCGATAAGTACGGCGAGGGTTATGAGGCGGGACCAACGCCGGAACCGAATACTAGCGTAGAGCGAGTAGGCATTGATGCCCCAATTAGGCAGGATGCACTTGACATGGACGCACAGGCTAACAAGGATGTGACCGAAGAAGGCACTGGGCAGGCCGTAGCGCCTGCCCAGTTTGCTGAAAAAGACGACGACACTATCGACCCCACACCTGTTGAATCGCAAGCCGACCAGCTGGCCCGCGATGCCGGACCGTCACTAAAGGCAATGGTCGGCACGATTGCCGATAAAGTGGATAAAGCGACCTCACTGGAAGCGCTGCGCGATGACTTACTTAATAGCTACGCGGATCTGGATAATCGGGAGTTGGTCCAGGTAATGGCGCTGGCTTTTGCTGCTGCGGATCTGGCCGGGCGGTTTGATGTGGATGCGGGGGGGTAAATGGCCCTCAAGCTATCGCCTACTCAAATCGCTTTTAACGCCCGTGGCGATGGCAGTTTTAAGCAGCCCTTTGCCGAGCAAGTTGATTTTTTTCGGCAAAAATTAAACCTGCCGACTGAGCGATATGACGATATTTTAAAGTCAGCACACGACCGCGCATTTGTCGTGGCGGGAGCCATGAAAGCGGATCTGCTTAACGATCTGCGTGGCGCGGTCGATGCGGCAATCAGTGACGGCGAGTCGATCGGCGCATTTCGCGCACGCTTTGAATCGATCGTCCGCGCAAACGGCTGGGAAGGCTGGACAGGATCGGACACGCAGCCGGGCCGGGATTGGCGGACGCGAGTGATTTACACCACCAACATGCGCACCTCCTACGCTGCCGGGCGTTATCAGCAGTTGAAAGATCCGGAATTGCTGGCAAAGCGCCCGTATTGGAAATACGTCCATAACGACACTGTGCAAACCCCGCGCGAGCTGCATGTCAGCTGGTCCGGCCTGGTCCTGCCGCATGACGATCCCTGGTGGGATGAGCATTACCCGCCCAACGGCTTCGGCTGCCGCTGCCGCGTGGTAGCGGTTCGCGCTAAGGAGTATAAAGGCGAGGATGCGCCCAATGACGGCACCTATGAAAAAGTCGATCGCAATGGCGAGATCCATGTTTTGCCGAATGGCGTGGATTACGGGTGGGATTATGCGCCGGGGGCGAGTCGACGAGATGAAATAGCCGATATTGCAGCCATTAAAGCGGACGCCTTGCCGGGAAAACTTGCTAAAAAGCTTGATAATGACGTTGAAAAGCTTGCCAATAAACCTTCTGTAGCTGATTTTTTAACATTGCCCAAAACGGGCTTTGCTAAGGCTCCAGCTGTTAAAGTTATGGCGATTATTGACGCTCTGCATTCTGTTGATGATTTGCCTAAAATACCGATAAAAAACAGTACCAGTCAATCATTCCAAGGCGCTTACACGTATTACAAACAAGGCAATGAGCCTGTTAAAATAAGTCTTTCAAACATTTCCAGGAATCCTGAGTTAACGTTGGCGCATGAAATAGGCCATTTTATTGATCATCAAAGCATAGGATTAACTTTGGGTTTTTCTTCAATTGACGACCCTATTTTTGATAATTGGCGTAATGCCGTTAAAGGCAGCGAAGCGACTAAAAAATTAAGGGCTTTTGCCGGGCAAAAACGGGCGGATTATTATTTAAGCACGCATGAGCAATGGGCGCGCAGCTATTCTCAATGGGTTGCTACAAAAAGCGGCTATCCTGTAATGACCAATCAAATAAACTCCATTTTGGGCAAAAAAAACAATCTTATTTACTCAAATTCACAATGGCAACCAAATGATTTTGAGCCTATATTAAAGGCTATTGATGAACTTTTTGCGCTCAAGGGTTATTTAAAATGATTGATGTATTCGGCCAAACAATTGAGAAAATCATGCAGGACTTTCCCGAGGCTGAGTGGTTGGCCAGGTCTCGCGCAGCACTGCCGGATGCTGATGATGATGAAATTATCGCCGCTATTGAAATATATGCAGGTGGCGACTCAATAGAGGTTCAGGATTAAAAGCCATGATCGAGGTTACGGTCGATGACGCTAAAATCAAAAGAGCTTTGCAGGATCTGCAAGCAAAAACCGGCAATTTATCGCCCGCTTTAAAAGAGATCGGCGAGTCACTTACCGAATCAACCAAGCAGCGCTTTGCTTCAACAAAAGGCCCCGATGGTAAATCCTGGCCGCTAAATAGCGTGCTATCTACTCTATTATATAAGGATGGTGATCGGCCTTTAGCCGGTGAAACCGGCTCATTAGCGGAAACAATTAATTGGCAGTTGCGTGGCAAAGAAGCGGTCGAGATTGGCAGCCCAATGGTCTACGCAGCCATGCAACAATTCGGCGGAACAAAAGGCGAATTTCCCCACCTTTGGGGCGACATTCCCGAACGTCCTTTTTTGGGTGTTTCCAAAGATGACGAGGTTGAAATATTAGATATTATTGCTGATTATTTGACAGACTCTTGATCTTTTAAAAGCTCAAAAATCTTATTGCACAATACGCAATCAATTTTCATTTTTTCATTTCGTTATAATCCAATTCATCCCGTTTTATTTCATTTATCTCACGTCTACCCTATTATTTATCTCACTCCTGTTCACATTNGAGTTATGTTCCTGTCGCGACTG